AATGTAACCACAGATTATACGATTCCAGCGAATCGTAATGCAATGAGCGCTGGACCTATTACAATTGATGCAGGAGTTACTGTAACGATTCCTGCTACATCAACATGGGTCGTTGTTTGAGGTAAGTTATGTCATTAACATTAGATGGTGGTACAGGCAACATTACAGGGTTAAATGTAGAAGCGGGTAACTTACCTGCTGGAAGTATCTTGCAGACAAAGAATTACGTACTTACTACAACTACAGATTTAAGTTCATCAACGGATTGGACTGATACTGGACTTGAAGTGTCAATTACACCTACATCTGCATCAAGTAAAATCTTTCTACTTACTTCTATTGCCTATGATCTAGGAGCTAGTGCTGCTGGTTCCATCTATGCTGGTTTTAGAATTTTGAGAGATAGCACTGTAATTTATCTGCCGCAAACTGGAGCAACTGGTGGGCTTGGTGTGGGCATGGGCATGGGCAATGCCACCAGCATATATATGAGGAATACTTGGACATACCATTTACTTGATACTCCTTCAACAACAAGCTCTATTACCTACAAAATTCAAGGTGATAAGTATTACACCACCACTACCACTTTTATTGTGAACGCAAATGCTACTACTAGAGATTCTTCTCAAATTTTAGTCATGGAGGTAGCAGCGTGATTAGCAAAGGTGATGGAATTAGGGCTATATGCCCAAATGCTGTTTTTGTTGTTTATGGCGATACTGTCAAATGGCTTAGCCCAGACATCACGCAACCCACAGAAGCAGAAATCCAAGCAGAGATTGCACGTCTTGAGGCGGAGCAACCTTGGAACGAACTACGCCAAAAGCGTAACCGTCTAATCGCTGAAACCGATTACCTGGCGTTGTCTGACAGCACTCTGACTACTGAGATGGCTGCTTACCGCCAAGCATTGCGGGATCTGCCTGCAAACACTACTGATCCAGCCAACCCTGTTTGGCCTGTTAAACCCGGAGGTGCATCATGAGCACAGACATCTCTTACGCACCCAAAAAGCCCAACGATGAAATGATGGCATGGTTGGATGAAGCATGGACTCTAAACAAAGAAGGGGTTGTTGTCTGGAAGCGTGATGGAAAATCACGTAGCATTAAAAAAGGAGATCCTGTTTATTGCTGTCTCAAATCAAACGGATACACAGCTTGTCGGACTAGCACAAATCCTCGTAGAACAATATCAACCCACCACTTGGTTTGGTATTTTTCAACTGGAACGTGGCCAGAGCAGGGTATTGATCATATTGACGGCAATCGCTCAAACAATTCAATTGATAATTTGCGCTTGGCCAGTCGCTCTCAAAATGCAGCTAATCGTAAAAACTGGAGAAATGAAGCAAAGGGTGTTTACAAGTCTAAAAAAACTGGTAAATACCTTGCCTTGATTAGGAAAGATAAAAAACGCATCTTCTTGGGTCAGTTTTTTACTGCTCAAGAGGCAGGTGATGCCTACAGTAAAGCTGCTGAGGAATTGCATGGTGAATTTGCCTATCACGTCTCACAGGAGGTAATCTAAGTGTCAAAAATCAAAGTAAACCGAATTGAGAACACCTCCACAACTGATGGCGGTGTGTCTATTGATGTTGACGGTCACGTCACGATTGACGGTCAGCAGCTACCTACTGCTGGTCCGCTAAGTAACAGATCACTCATCATCAATGGGGCGATGAAAGTGAGCCAAAGAGGTACATCTATTACTGGAGCGACCGATATTGCATATAGGGCTTGTGATCGTTTTGAAAATATTATACAGTCAGCAGGAACTTATACTGTTAGTCAAGCAACTGATGCACCAAGCGGTTTCACAAAAAGTTTTAAGTATGAAGTAACAACAGCTCAACCATCACCTTCGGCTGGCGCGCAATGCGCTCTTCAATATACCTTTGAAGGTCAGGACTTACAGCTTCTAGACTATGGAACAAGTTCTGCAAAATCAATGACCTTAAGTTTTTGGGTCAAATCAAACTTGCCCGGCACATATAGCGCCGAATTTTTTCAAGACGACAATAGTTTGAGGAATTATATTTTCAGCTATGAAATTTCTAGTGCAGGCGTCTGGGAACCTAAAACAGTAACAATTACAGGTGACACTGCAGGTGTTATTGATGACGATAACACCGCAGGGCTGACGCTTAAAATGTATCAAGCGGCAGGCCCAGATTTTACCTCTGGAACGTTCTCTCCGGGGTCATGGGCGGCAAGAACAAAAGCAAATGTTGTCTCTTCGTCTTCTCCAAACCTGGCGGCTACTGTTGGAAACACTTGGCAAATCACTGGCGTCCAGCTAGAAGTAGGTTCCAAGGCTACCCCTTTTGAACATCGGAGCTATGGTGATGAGCTTGCTAGGTGTCAGAGGTATTACCAAAAATTAACATACGAAGGCAATGATGTAAGGGTCGGTATAGGGCAAGCTATTAACAGCAGTTCAGTTGATGTTTATATTCCTTTTGTAACCACAATGCGTGCAAGTCCTACAGCGCTTGAACAAAGCGGTACTGCAGCCGATTACGGAATAATTAATGCAAGTGGCGGAGGGGGTGACTGCACCTCTATTCCTTCTTTTAGGTTCGCTAACCTCTCTTCAATTACAGTTAGATTTACCGACACGGGTCAGGTGTCTGCTGGAAACGCATCACAAGCCTATCTTGATACTGCCAACGCCTTTCTTGCTTGGAGCGCTGAACTATGAACTACAAAATGCTTTTTAAGGATCACGAAAACGATCCACAAATCTATGCTCGTATTGATGAAGATGGAAAGTGCCGATTTACTTGTTCTGCAGAAAACCCTGAATTTCAAGAATGGCTAGCCGAAGGCAACGAACCACTACCCGCTGATGAACCGTCCTGATCCAATGATTCCTTCAAAGCCTGGCGCTCAAGACACTCAAGCGATGAACAATCGCGTTAAATGGTTAGAAGCCTTGTATGTGCATGATGGTCGGGATAATCCTGATCATCCTTTTCATCACACCTACACCGGTTTAGCAAGGCAATATTCAGGCGTGCCGTTGTCAGATCTTTGTGACAACGACTGATGGCAAAGCCTAAAAGCCTGAACGGTCAAACGTTTATTGCCGGAAAGCCTAAGAAAACCCGACAAGGTAACGGTCAGCATTCAAAACCTAGCCACAATAGAAAGATGCCACGCGGACAAGGAAAGTAAAAATGGATGCCCAGACAAGAGCTAATTGGCTGAAAGTCAAAGCAACTCTTGAAAAGGCAGGCAAAACCGACTGCATGTATTACAAGCGTGCATTATTGATCTTGGCTGGAAAGCCGGATCCATTGGCGTAATCGTTCTGGATAAAATTAAATCAGCGACCGCAGCTCGGTGGATCGAATCAACATTGAGCTGATAGGAGGCATTCTCGTTTTTGCTGTTCAAGCTGGGATTGCTGTCTGGTGGGCATCCGGCATCCACTCCAAGATTTATCACTTGGAGCATGAGATCACCAAGATGCACATGAACGTCGATCAGAATACTGAGTTTCGGATCAAATGGCCTCGCGGCGAAATGGGCGCATTGCCTGATGACGTAAAGCAAGATAGCGCGATTACCGTGCTTCAAGCTGAGGTAGAACGCCTGAGAAGATCGCAATCTTGCCGATAGAATTAACCTGCAGGAGGCCCGACCATGATTGAATTAGTTGCTGCAGTCGTAGGTGCCTCCATTGGCGTGGCTGGTTTGTCAGCAACAGGCTTCAGCAAGCGCAACAGCGATTCCCGCGAAGCCGTCATCAGGCTGACAATGGCCGTGGAGAGCATTGCCGGAAAGCTTGAAGAGCTGCACCAAGATATGAAATCAGACCGAAAAGAGATTTACAGCAAATTGAGCAACCATGACCATCGCTTAACACTGCTGGAATCGCGTGACAGCTAGCATTTAATTGCATAGCTTCATAACCATGCATATTGACGAAATCTTGGCTAGCCCTGCTTTCTGGATCGTTGTTGCTGCAGCGTCCGAACTGATTGGGATGTCCAAAATGAAGGATAACTCCCTGATTCAAATGATTTTTACCGTGTTGAGGGCAATTGACAAGCGCTCAAAAAAGCGCAGCTGATTCCTTCTGACGGTCGCTGGCTATGGCGCTTTGATACTCGTTCTGACTGGGAACGTATGCAACGCGCCATAAACAAGCGTAAATTCGATGCGACCTTGAAGAAAAGGCTTGATAATGCTGAAGAAGACTGGCATAAGGCTCAACCGCCAATGATGCCATCTCCCATTCAGGTTGACGATCTGCACATTCGCGCACCGTGGCATGACCAAAACTCCGATCAGGCTGATTGATCTGTTTCGTTACTACAAGGGCGCACCACATCAAAATGCAGCCTTGCAGGAGCTTGAAGCGCAGATCCTGAAGGCTTCTCCTGAAATGTTTGGCCGTGATCAAAATTGGTATAACACTTGGTCTTCAACCGTTCCAGACAAGGCAGATGGTTCGCCTAATTCTTGGGACGGCGTGATTGATGCGGCTAAGCGTGCTGGCGCTAAGTATCCCGAGTGCGTTGCAGCTCAATGGGCGCTCGAATCTGGCTGGGGTAAGCACACTGCAGCAAAGAATAACTTCTTTGGCTTGAAAGGTGACGGTGCCAGCACTCTTACAAAGGAGTTTATTGATGGACAGTGGATTGAAATCACGGATAGCTTTATCAATTTTCCGACGCTGAACGCTTGCATCGAATATCTTGTCGGTCGCTGGTATAAAGACTTTAAAGGCTATAAAGGCGTAAATCGTGCGGCAAGCGCTGATGAGTGTGCAAAATTGCTTGTCAAGGAAGGCTATGCAACAGATCCTAACTATGCAGAAAAGTTGATCCGTCTGATGAAAGATCAAGGTCTTCAGTCAAGCGATCAGCGAATCTTGAGCGTTCCATATGAATATCAACTTGATAATAAGAGCGGCACAGGTTACAGAGAGTGCTTTTCTAGCACTTGCGCAATGATCGCCAAGTATTACGGCAAAGTCAGCTCGGATGATCAATACAATGCGATCCGTGCAAAATTCGGTGACACGACATCAAGTGACGCTCAGGTTTTAGCGTTGCGCGATCTCGGTTTGAATGCTCGATTCATTACCAACGGCACCGCAGCAGTGCTTGAAAACGAGATCAAGAGCAATCGTCCTGTTGCTGTTGGTTGGTTGCACTATGGTCCTGCTTCTGCGCCTCATGGTGGCGGACACTGGAGCTGCTGCATCGGTTACACCAAAGACGCCTTCGTTTTTAACGATCCCAATGGTGAGGCTGACGT